CAAAAGCTCTCATAAAGCAAACCTCAAATACATCTACCATAACATGAGAGTTTTGCAACACGAATATCGCGACTGTTGCCAGTTTGTTTTTTCTGGTAATCGCGAAAATAGCGTTAAGCTCATTCCACGAATTTTATTTCATGGTAGAAACTTATGGAATGTGGACTTACAATTTTATATTAACGAAGGATTATTAAATGGCTTGGATCGTAGGAAACCAGAAAGAGAGAAAGCACTTTAAGGACATCAATGATGAAATCTTAAAGACGGAAGGGCATCTTGAAGAACGAGAGGCTAAAATTCTTCTGTACAAATTTTTGAAGGAGAATCCTTCCTTTACTTGTGAGTTATTAACTGGAGTCCGACTATTCCCGTTTCAGCACATGGCAATCAAGGCTATGATGCTCACAGATTACTTTCTAGGCATTTGGAGTCGCGGTCAGTCTAAGAGCTTCACAACTGGTATATTCGCTGCCCTAGACGCTGTATTGCACCAAGGCGTACAGATTGGCATTATTTCTAAATCCTTTCGTCAGAGTCGAATGATCTTTAACAAGATTGAAGACTTCATGAAATCTCCAAAGGCTTCTATGTTTGCAGAAGCAGTCACTAGGGTTGCCAAAAACAATGACCAGTGGGTTATGGAGATTGGTCGCAGCAAGATTATTGCGCTGCCACTTGGTGATGGTGAGAAGCTTCGTGGTTTCCGTTTCCAGCGAATGATTATTGACGAGTTCTTGCTAATGCCAGAACGAATTTATAATGAAGTTATCGTGCCGTTCCTTTCTGTTGTGGAAAACCCCACAGAACGCCAAGAAATTTATAATCTAGAAACGCAGCTTATCGAAGCTGGCGAAATGACCGAAGAAGAACGCAAGCAATGGCCAAACAATAAAATCATTGGTTTGTCCTCTGCCTCATATAAGTTTGAATATCTTTACAAGCTGTATCAGCAGTACGAGAATTTAATTCTTAATCCAGAAAAGAGCGATGTGGCTCACCGCATCATCATGCACTTAAGTTATGATTGCGCACCAACTCAGTTGTATGACCAATCCTTGATTCAACAAGCGAAGTCAACAATGAGTCAGTCTCAGTTTGAAAGAGAGTTTGGTTCTATTTTCACAGACGATTCCAGCGGCTACTTTAAAGTTAGTAAAATGGCAGCTTGTACCATTGAAGATGGTCGCGGCCAATGTGTAGAAGTGGCTGGCGATCCACAAGGCGAATACTTGCTTGCATTTGACCCATCTTGGTCTGAAAGCGAAGGCTCTGACGACTTTGCCATGCATGTGTTCAAGCTCAATAAAGAAACTAAGCAAGGAACTCTAGTGCATAGCTATGCCATGTCTGGTACTAGCTTGAAGAGTCATATTTTTTACTTTTTATATTTATTGCAGAACTTCAATGTTGTGTCAATCGTTGGTGACTATAACGGTGGCGTACAGTTTTTAAATGCTTGCAACGAAAGCGAAATGTTTAAAGAAGCTGGAATTAAAATTGATTGCTTTGATGTTGATTTCGATAATCCTCAAGAATACAATGCTGCTTTGCGCGATGCTAGAAATCAATACAATTTAGAATCTAAGAAAATTTGTTTTTTGAGAAAACCAACTTCTTACTGGATTAGAAGCGCAAATGAATTATTGCAATCAGCTTTCGATCATAAACGCATTTGGTTTGCCGCTTCCGCTATTGATGACGATTACCAGCGTCAGAGAGCTAAGAATATTCCTATTGACAAAATTAAATTCTTGCGTTTTGCCGATGCAGATGAAAAGGGTGATGCTGCCAAGATGATTGATTTCATTGAGCATCAAAAGGATATGATTGATTTAACAAAAGCAGAATGCGCTCTTATTCAAATCTCTACCACAGCACAAGGCACTCAATCATTTGACTTGCCAACTAATTTGCGCAGGCAATCAGGACCAGACAAAGCTAGACGAGATTCATACTCAGCATTAGTCTTAGGTAATTGGATGATTCAAACATACTTTGATATGATGGATTTCAAGCAAGAAGAAACATTTGCGACATTCACTCCAGAAATGTTTTAAAAACTGACTTTAAAGTTAGATTTAAACTTTTCTTTGTGTAATATATCCATATGGCTCGTTCCTACAATAAGAAGTCTGATTACTGGAGAAAGTTTGATCAAAAGTCAGATTCCAACATTCCACAACAAACTCAAGCATCTTACGATCCAGTTCTTGCTGGTGAGCCGTTTTATACTTCGGACGCTTCTGTAGTTTTTACAACCAAGGCTTCTGAGGCGCGTGGTGGCGGTATTGGTAGAACTGAAGCTACAGGTGGCAGATTCAATCGTTCTGCATTAGCTCCTGTCTTTGATCGTTTTAGCAGCATCCGCGCAGGCATGTTGCCATATAGTTTTTCAAACGATGGCGTTTATGTTCGTGAGGCTATTGAACTTTGTCAGAAAGCATATGCCAATGTAGCTGTGTTTCGTAACGCAGTTGATTTAATGTCAGAGTTCTCCAATGGAGAAATTTATCTTGAAGGCGGCACAGAAAAAGGTCGCGATTTCTTTTATCGTTGGATGCGTAAGATTAACCTTTGGGGATTGAAAGATCAGTTTTTCCGCGAATACTATCGTAGTGGGAACATCTTCATTTATCGTACAGATGGCAAGTTTGATTTGGAGGACTTCAAGCGTCTTTCTACAATGTATGCCGCTGAAGGTGATGGACTTGGGCAGAATACTATTCCAATCAAATATATTCTTCTTAATCCTTTTGATATTGTTGCTAAGAGAGCCACTACATTTAGCGCAGTAGCTTATGAGAAAGTTTTGTCTGAATACGAATTAGAAAGATTGCGCCATCCACAAACTCAAGAGGACATTGATCTTCTAAAGTCTTTCCCCGAAAATGTTCAGAAAGAAATTAATAAGGGCGCTTTCGCTAAGAACGGATTAAAAATTCAAATTGACCCTAAACGCCTACACTTTTCCTTTTATAAGAAACAAGATTATGAACCCTTTGCTATTCCATTTGGTTTTCCTGTGCTTGCAGATATTAACGCCAAGCTTGAACTCAAAAAGATGGACCAAGCGATTACGCGAACCGTTGAGAATGTCATCTTGCTTATTACAATGGGCGCACCTCCCGACAAAGGAGGAATTAATCACCACAACCTCAAAGCAATGCAAGACTTATTCCGAAACGAATCTGTCGGGCGAGTCCTCATTGCAGACTACACAACAAAAGCTGATTTCGTTATTCCAGACCTTAACAAGGTTCTTGGACCATCCAAGTACGAAACCTTAAACAAGGATATTGAACAAGGGTTGCAAAACATTTTCTTTGGTGACGACAAGTATGGCAACATTGCTACCAAGATTGACATGTTTGTTGATCGTCTCAAGGAAAGTCGCCAAGCATTTTTAAATGAATTTTTACAGCCAGAAATCAAGCGTATTTCTAAGGCTTTAGGTTTCCGCGCTTATCCAGAAGCTAAGTTCAAGGAGATTGATTTCAAAGACAATACTCAACTTCTTCGCGTTACAACTCGCCTCATGGAACTTGGAGTCATCACTCCACAGCAAGGACTCACAGTGTTCAATACTGGACGCTTCCCTCAACCAGAAGAGATTGCGCCAGCCCAAGAAACCTTTGTCAACGACAGAGAAAAGGGTTATTACAATCCTATTGTTGGTGGAGTACCAGTTATCCCACAAGACGCTCCAGAACCTAAGAACAAAACACCGAAGTCTGCTGGTCGCCCTCAAGGGGCAATCACAGAAGCTCAATTCTCTCGCAAAGGAGTTCAAGAAACTGTTTACAAAATCGAAGAACTCACTGCCACAATCAAAGCTCAAGCTAAAGAGTCTCTTGGAGTTAAGAAACTATCCAAGCAACAAAACAACGCTCTTGAAGAACTCTGCAAAAAGATTGTTTGTGCTTATGAAGTAGATAATTGGGAAACTAAGGCGATAGAATGTGTAAAGGATTTTAATGCAATCGAATCTTTGGGATTGATTGAGGGCATTTCAGAAATTTCTGACGCTCATCAATTAGATTCCTATTCCGCAGCTATTCTTTACCACAGCAAAACTCATGAATCCTGACGAAGTACCAGTACCACTAGAAAAAAGCGTTCAAATCGTCAACGGAGTTGTAGAAGTTACAATTGCCGAAAAGAAAATGACCGACAAAGAAAAGAAGGTCTATAAAAAGTTCATGGCCAAGTGCGTTAGTGGCGCTACTGGCAAGAGCAAGAAAGACGCTATGCTTGCTTGTGCTGTTGATTTTGAAAAGATGAAAGAAAAGATTATGGCAGAAGACGATCTTGAAGAAATTAAAAAAGAAGAAGAGGAAGACGAGGACGAAGAAGAAAAAGAAGAAGAAGGCAAGTCTCTTGAAGAAAAAATCAAACTAGAAAAAGAAGATATTAAAAAAGATAAGTATGAATTAGAGCTTGAAAAGCAAGACCTTAAAGATGATGAAGAATATTTAAAAGATCTTGAGAAAAAGAAGAAGATGGAAGAGTCTAAGTCTGCTGCTAAGAAAGGCGCTAAGATGGAATATCGCGAAAAACAAAAGACTCCAGCTAATAGCGTAGGTATCATCACTGTAGATCAAATTAACAAGTGGGAAAGAGCAGAAAAGAACGAAAATAAAATTCAAGAACAGAAAGAAACTAAAACCGTCTGGAAAAATACTATAGACCTATAATGGATTTTAAATATAAAACAAGATTCGATATTCCGTTTCGTCAATGCAGCATTGGCGAAAATTCTTTTATTTCAAAAGCCTCTTTGGAAAATCTTAGAGACTTGCTTCCTAGCCAATCAATTGATCTAACAAAGAATATTGATTTGCTTGGCGTGGCTTTTGACGCTGCTGTTGTTAATCAATTTAATAAAAATGATGATGGAATTGATTCTGCCACCGCAGTTCAAATTCTTCCATACTTTGTCCACAAGCCGACTAATATTGAACACAATAAACAAAAGATCGTTGGTCACATCGTCTCTGCTGGATTTAATTCATGGGGCGAAAATATGCCCATGAGTAGCCAAGAAGTTCTTGAAACTAATGGCCTTGTTAACTTAGCTTTGGGCGCTGTTGTTTATAAACTTGTTGACCCTAAGTTCACTGATTTAGTTTATAACTCAACCAGCGAAAGTAATTCTTTATATAACGCAGTTTCAGCAAGTTGGGAGCTTGGATTCAGCGAGTATGTCTTAGCTCTTGGCAGCACAAATCTTAATGAAGCTGAAATCATTTCTAACCCTAAACATATCGAAGAACTTAAGGGAAGTCTTCGCGCTTATGGTGGTAATGGTAAGACAAAAGATGGTACAAAAATTTATCGTCTCGTCAAAGGAAATGTATATCCTTTAGGCATTGGTTTCACATCTACTCCAGCCGCAAATGTTAAAGGTTTATTGCTAGATACAGCCGAAGTTGAGCAAAACATTAAGTTCAAAGATGATAGAGATAGAAAACTTTTTGCAATAAATAATGAAAAAATAATTTCACAATTTAATATTAATACTGTAAACACAAAAAAATCTATGGATTTAGAAACATTTCTTTCAGAATTGAAGGCTTCTCTGCAAGAGAAGAAATTCTCCGAAGAAGCGATTGCTGGTATGACCAGCACTTTTGCTGATGCTATTCGCGTTAAAGACGAAGAGTATCGTGCCGCTAAGACGGAGAAAGAAGCTGCTGAGACAAAGAGCAAGGAATTGCTCGCTTCTGTCGAAGGGCTACAAAAAGAACTTTCAGAAACAAAAGTCAAACTTCAAGAGATTGAAGCGGCTCAAGAGGCAGAAAAAGCCCTTGCCCGTTTTAACTCACGCATGGAAAGCATTGACAGCGCTTACGCCCTAGAAGACGAAGATCGTCAGATTCTCGCTTCTGAGCTAAAGGCTCTTGATGTTTCCGATGAAGCTTTTGCTTCTTATCAGGAAAGACTAGCTGTTGTTTGGAAACATAAGAACAAAGAACACATCGCTCGTCTAGCTGAAGAAGCTGAAGCTAAAATCAATGCAGAAGTTGAAAAGCG